TATTTTTTTGTTTTACATTTTCTACTAATAAATTTAATTTATCTGGATTTATGATTTCATCGCAATCAGAACAAATAAAAATTGTATCGTCTGGAAGCATATGAAGCCCAACGCTCAAAGCATCCCGTTGAGCTCGCTCACGAATCCAAGGATCGTAAACTTCTTCTTTGGACGGTAACTCAACATGAAGAACTTGAATATTTTCGTCACTTATACCTAATTCTTTTAAAGTATTTACACATGTAAAAGGTTTTTCTTCACCACGATGAGTTCGATTGGCATCAATGATTAAAAACCCATCAACAAAATTTTCAAGAGTACGAATACGTAACTCTAAAAGTTCTCGTTCATTAAAATACGGAAAACAATCAATAATCATTAAGACACCAGTACGGTGTCATCATACTACCTCATCTTGACTGAGATACTTTGAGACTCGACGCTTAGCTCGCATTAAAGTTTGTAAATCACGATTTGTGTTTTCAGTAAGATTGGTTTCGGAAAATCCGTTCAAATTTGTATTTGGGGCTGTAGGGGCTTGTGGTTGTGGCTGACCACGAAGGGAGGTTTCGTTATCGGCATCTATATCCGCAAAAGCTGTATCTGAGGCTTGATTAGCACGACGCTGAGCATCAGCTGCAGCAGTCTGCATCTGGTACGCCCGAGAAAAGTTATATGCAGCAGTATTATAAGGGTTCATTAATAAAATACAACTACAGCATGTACAGTTCCACTATATATAGCGGTTATAGACATAGGCATAACAGTATCGTTATTTATACGTGTTAAAGGCAATTGTTGCCCAGGAGCATCCGTCATTTCAACTACTAAATTATGATCTTGACCGGCATCAGTCATCATAAAAAATCCTCTAGAAGCAGAAAATCGCTTCAATCCACTAGCAGGAATATAATGAAATCCACTCGCATAAGGCAATGTCGAACTTTGTCCATAAACAGATCCAAAAGCCCTTACATCCATATCAACAAAAATTTTTTTAATTTTAACTGATTTTTTCGCAAATTTCGATTAGTCGTTTTAAGTACCATTCGCATTTCTTAAGATCTTCTACACCATTTTTATGTTCTGTTCTCCATAAATATTTTAGACAAGCCCCTCTACAGTATGCTTTAACACCTTCAAGCCCTAAAGCTGATTCCAGTGCATCTATACACTCAATAGGACCTTGAGTATAGTGAGTTGGGTGATCTATAGAATTTTTCTTGTCGAATTTATTAGGAAATAATTCATCAGCACTTACCACAGTTCAAAGCTCAAACATTTCAGACAGTTCTAACAGAATTTTATTATCTGTCAACATTTGTTGACTGTATTTAGTATCCATATGCTCTAACAGACCATATTTAGCTATTTCAACGTGGTTGCCAACCTTAATTAGAGGGACCACACGGCGATGTTCCTGGTTATCTTGCAGATTTTCGAACGCTAGCCCCATAGAACTACGGTCAGCTATCGGCCAACATCTAAATTTCGTAACTTCAAAGCTTTTTATAGGGTCACAACTATCCGAGCCAACATATTTTTCTGCCATTTCCTGATCAAGGATCATCATTCCCATATAAGGATTGCCTAAAGAAGCAAAACAGATAAAATCTTCATATGGAGTTAAATAAGTTTGAACGTCGTAGCCGCGATTGCCCCAAATATTTGGCGTCGTGCGGCTGAGAGACCACTTTTTATGGTTATCGAAAGGAATTAAACGACCATTTAAATTCTCGTAACGACAAAAACCAGGTTCTAGATTAAAAACTTTTAATTTATCCTTCCAGAACCACCAATAATAAAAATTATCTTCTGTAAAATACATATCATTTTCTGTATATACATAAAAATCGTAAGACTTAGTGGATACAGCAGTAGTTAACAACTGCTTATGACTCCAGGTCAAGCTAAAACCTGTAAACTGTGGATCCGCAACGATAATTTCAAGTCCGCACTCATCAAGATTTGGTTCTAAAAGTTCTTTTAAAAGTTTCTTATCTTCAGCGTGCTCGTGATCAATAAAAATATAAAAATCTTGTTTACCGGGAATTAGAGTATATCCTTGTAGAGTTTTTAAAAGTGCATCAAAACGCGATAACGGATCAAAAGCAGTAACAGCAATAAAAAAGCGATAAGAAAAAAGTAAAGCATGTGAGGACCGCACAGCATCTAAAAATGTTAAATCATTCATAATTAAAACTCCATCTGAAAGTTACCTCGCCGCTGAAGAAAACACACTAAGTGTGTGTAAGCATCTAATAAGTCATCGTGTGATGTCGCTCCTATATTAACTAGTTGATCGAAAAGCACATCAAATTTACGGTATCTATTAAAAATTACTTTTTTATTTTCTAGTAATCCTAATGTTCCACGAAAACGAGCGATCTTATCCCCCCTAAAGCCTTTAACTTCGTGAATATGGATATTCCCAAGACCTCGATCACTTAACATAATTCGTCGGAGGTCGGCGGCTAACGATGCCTGATACGCTACAGATTCAACAACGAGTGTACATGTGGAATATGTCGGAAAAAATTCTCCTGCTGAGTCCTCCATCAGAATTCCCCATTCGACTAACATCTTACATAAAAGATCTATTTTTTCTAGATTTCCTATAGAGCGCACCTGATGTGCATCAATTATATAGTATTTATCTTGTAACCTACCACCTAAAACAAATGCTGTGTAATCAGATGTTTCATTTTTACTGGCTGATAAATCAATCCCCACGGCTAAAGAATCAAACTCAGTAACAACATCACCTTTTATTAACAAATCAGGTGACAATACTAAATCAGAAGTCATTACTGGTTGTTGCTGATATTGGAAAGCAAAAGCAACCGGATCCAGTTCTTTTTGACCTAATAAATAATCAACACTCCATTGCTCAGGCCAGTAACTTTCCGGTTCCCCGTTGTCGTCATAAGTCAAAGCTTCTTGAGTTACCTGTTTCCATCCTTTATCAGGCACAAACATTGTTTTATGTATGTCTAACGGATGAAATCGAGTACCCAGACAAATTGAACGTCCACCTTCGAAAATAATCGGAGCAATAACAGAACTCCAGTTATTATTCATTTCTTCTCTAATAGCAGGATTTTTAATATCGGTACTGGACTTAATAGGGTCATCTACAATAACTAAGTGAGCTCGTTTTGATGTAATAGAGCCCCTAAGTCCCGCAGCGCGTAACGTAAATTCTTCATCACCCACGCGGCTTATGCCTGCATAATCAAAGTCAATAGACCAACCAATATCCGACTGCATTCCTGAGCGAAGCTGAACTTTGGGAAAAATCTTTCTAAAATTCGAAGACTCAATAATCTGTTTAATAATTCGACTTTTTGGAATAGCTGTAGCGATGTTGTAAGAACAATAAATAATTTGCAACGGAAGCCCAGCCGTTGTATGGCGACCAATAATCCATGCAGTAAACAAGTTTAAAACGGTGGATTTTGCAGAACCTCGGGGAGCCAAAATATCTAAATTTGGACCAGCAATATCCAGTAAATATTTATTACTATTTCCTGTTATTAAATGTTTATGCCATACCAGCATATGCTGTGCTGGGGCTTTATCCATAATTGTACAGAAGGTATGAAAGTCTTCTGCTGCTCTAGTAAATATAGTTTCTAACTCAGGAGCTTCACTATCTATAGCTTTAGCAGCTCGTAATTTTAGTGCGCGTCTGTAGGCAAAAGTTTCACGACTAGGCATATAAATTAAAACTGTCTGTATACTGGTATCAAGATTCTAACTCTAAATGGCCAAAATTCTCTGGTACGGAGATATCCTCTCAAACACTGGTTTTGCTAGAGTTACACATAGTGTGCTAGAGCATTTACAAAAAAACCACGAAATCGTAGCAGTAGGTATTAACCATAACGGTGACCCTCATAATTTGCCATTTAAGGTTTATCCGGCAGCAGCCAAAAATCCCAACGATCGGTTTGCGATTGGACGACTGCCAGAAATTGTCGAAGCAGAAAAACCAGATTTCTTTATCTGTCTAAACGATATTTGGATTGTTAACCAAGTTTGGGAGCGGATTCATCTACTAAAAACACAAAATAATTTTAAATTCATAGCTTATTTTCCTCTTGATTCGCAGTGGTATATCGAAAGTCACATGCGTTTTATTAAAGACTGGGATTTTGCAATCACTTTTACGATCGAACAAGCACAGCGAGTTATGCAGCTCGGAGTGCAGCCAAAAATGCTGGGTGTTATTCCACACGGCGTGGAAGTCTCGAAGTTTTATCCGATTGATCAAACAGAAGCCAGGAAACAACTTCGAATTCCGGAAGACAAGTTTATTGTTCTAAACGCAAACCGAAATCAACCTCGAAAGCAAATCGACCTTACGATCAAAGCTTTCGCGGAGTTTGCCGTAGGTAAAGATGATGCAATGCTTTACCTGCACATGAGCGAAAAGGATCTTGGCTGGGATATTAGAGCAATCTTTGAAACTGAGATGAAACGGCGAGGGCTGAATTCAGATCAAAGACTTCTGATGACAACAGCCAACATTGACTACATAAATGCGCCTCCTGACGAAGTTTTAAATTGTGTTTACAACGCTTGCGACGTAGGACTCAACACCGCAAACGGAGAAGGTTGGGGTCTGGTGCCTTTTGAGCACGCAGCTTGCAAAAAGCCTCAAGTTCTGCCAAACCACACGTCGTTTGCTGAGGTTTGGAAAGGTAAAGCTCTTTTAGCTGACGTAGCTGCTTGGATTTATGACAAAGATCTGGGAGTTGAGCGTGGAATTGTAGACATTAAAGATGTTGCTCTAAAACTTACAGAACTCTATG